GGGAGACGTGGTGATTGACGCTGGGGACACGGTTTTTTGCTACGACTGGAAAGGGCTGCCCCTCGATACAAAGATACCGACCCAAAATGGCTGGACAACCATCGGTGAATTGTCGGTAGGAACCAAGATCTTTGCTGGTGACGGTTCGTTGTGTTCTGTGGTCGGCAAGTCGGAAGTGTTTAACCGCAAGTGCTTCAAGATTACTTTCCGCGACAGTGCGACTGTTGTATGCGATGACCAGCACCTTTGGTCTGTTAAGACAGGGGCCAATAACGCGCCGTCGGTTATGTCGGCACAAGAAATTTTTGATATGAAGCAAGCGGGTAAGAAGGTAGGTATGCCTGTAGCGGAGCCTGCACAGTACCAAGACAAAGAGCTTCCAATAGATCCTTACTTGCTGGGATGCTGGCTTGGGGATGGGGCGAACCGTGGCGGCACTATCTGCAAACCAAATCCGTCAATGTTCGCTGAGTTTGTAGAGCGCGGCTACGTTATTGGTAAGGATATCGGTCGCGTTGATAGGTGCAGAGAGCATACCATCTACAACTTAACCGGCAAGCTACGCAAGCTGGACTTACTACACAACAAACACATCCCCAGCGTGTACCTACAAGCGGGGCTGGAACAACGCCGCGACCTTATCAGAGGGCTCATGGACACAGACGGATCGTGGAACACTCTTAGAAAGCAGGCAATCTTTACCAGCTGCTCAGAGCGCCTGGCTTTAGACATAACTGAATTACTTTCTTCTGTCGGAGAAAAAGCCTACATGGTGACTCTAAATAAGCACGGCTTCGGCAAGGACGTAATTGGATACGATGTAATTTTTACTCCAAGATTATCTATACCATTCAAGCACCACAAGAAAACCGCAGATGTTAGCTTAGATAAAAGAGCTTATGTGAAATCCAGCAAGAGATATGTGAAGACCATAGAGGAAATACCTAGCGTACCGACTCAATGTATCGCCGTTGACTCTGAAGACCATACGTACCTCTGTACGGAGCGGTATCTGGTCACACACAATACAGGGAAGATCCGAGAAGACTCCGAACAGCTCGCTACCAACGCCGCGTTCTTCGCCCTGAAGTACCCAGATGCCCGGAAGTTCGTAACCCGGTATGTGTGGCTTGAGCATGACCAGATCACCGGCAAAGATTTTGACGCCATCGAGATCCCTGACATCTGGAATGACCGGCTCAGCCAGATCGTAAACATCATGGAGTGCTGGGATAACGAAGACTTCCCCTGCCGCCGGTCAGGTCTGTGCAACGGCTGGTGTCAGGTCACTGAGTGCGAACACTGGAGACCGAAGCGATGACGCCTGAAGGAGCTGTGAAGCAAAGGATCAAAGAGTTCTTAAAGGAACTGGGAGCGTGGCAATACTGGCCGGTCTCTAACGGCATGGGGGTTCACGGTATCCCAGACTGCCTGTGCTGCTACGAGGGTAAGCTCTTTGCCTTTGAGGTCAAGGCTCCCGGTAAGAGGAACCATAAGAGGCGTGGGGCCACGGCGCTACAGGAACTTCAGATCAATAAGATCAAAAAAGCTGGCGGAGTGGCGGCTGTCGTTGACTGTGTAAGTGAAGTGAAGGAGTTGATGTGTTTGTAAAAGCTCTTAACGACCACCTGATCTTCCCGGTCAAAGATCCTCGTGCGGCCAAGTTCTTCCCCGGCGCACGGGCAGTGCAGGATAAACAAGGCAGACATCTGTGCGCGGTGCCGCATTCTCTGGAGGCATCAAGACTACTGGTGAACAAGGGCATCGAAGCCCCATCTCCGATCAGATTCAAATACAACTGGCCGGGGCCGTTCACCCCTTACCCGCACCAACTACACACTTCGGAGTTCTTGACGCTGCACAAACGTGCTTTTTGCCTAAACGGAATGGGCGCAATGAAGACCTCAAGCAGTATCTGGGCCATGGATTATCTCATGCGGGAGGGGGATATCACCAGATGCCTTATCATATCCCCTTTATCGACGCTTGAACGGGTGTGGGGGGATGAACTCTTTCGGATCATCCCTCGCCGGTCAGTCGCGATGTTACACGGCTCCAGAGAAAAGAGGCTTGAGTTGCTGGGGCAGCCTCATGACATCTATGTAATTAATCATGACGGTCTGGCGATTATTGCTGAGGCACTGGCCGACCGACCAGATATAGACCACATCATACTAGATGAACAAACCTGTATCCGAAACGCGCAAACACGTAGATTTAAGGTCTTTAACGCTGTAGTCAACAAACAACACCCGAGAGGGTGCTGGGGGCTGACAGGCACACCGACCCCAAGGGCCCCAACCGATGCCTACGGACAAGCGAAGCTGATTAAACCGGAGAACTACAGAGGGGGCTTTCGGTCCTTCCAGCTGGATACAATGTACCAGATAAGCCAGTTCAAGTGGGTTCCAAAGAGAGGTGCGGAGCAGGTCGTGGCCCAGGTTCTCAGTCCGTCGATCCGGTATGCACTGGAAGATTGTGTTTCGTTGCCCCCTACGATACGTCAGGAGCGGCAGTGCTCGCTGTCCAAGCAGCAGGAGCTGCACTATAAAGAGTTGATGGATGAAGCAGTGACGACCATAGGAGACTCGCAGATCACAGCTGTCAACGCAGCGGTGCTGGTGAACAAACTGGTGCAGGCCAGCTGTGGAGTCATGTATGACGCCAATAAGAACGTTGTCAGGATAGACTTCGGGCCGCGCCTCAACCTACTCAAAGAGATCATTGAAGAGTGTAACGAGAAGGTCATCGTCTTTGTGCCGCTGACTGGTTGCCTGAAGGCTGTCGCAGCAGAGCTGGCGAAGGAGTACAGTGTCGAGATGATTTATGGCGATGTCAGTAAGGGAAAGAGGAACAACACATTCACTGCGTTCCAGCACAGCAAAGACCCGAGGATACTGGTGGCCGACGCAGGCACCATGGCCCACGGGCTGAACCTCACGGCGGCAACGACTATCATCTGGTACGCTCCGATCAACAGCAACGACATCTACACACAGGCCAACGCCCGCATCGTTCGTCCGGGGCAGAAGAACGTAACTAACATAGTCCACATGTACGCAACGAACTCAGAAGCCAAAATCTACAAAGCACTGGCCGAGCAGACGAGGATTCAAGATACGGTGCTGGATCTGGTGAAAGAACAGAGGTGATTTTACTGTTGACACTTAGACAGTATAGTGTTAGACTGTAGGTAACTTAAACAAAGGAGAGAATGTATGGCTTACATAGACAAGATACCAGCGGAGGATGATTACGGATGCGAAGAATACTCAAGAAAACCGCACCCATCAAACACGCGAACCCAATCACAGATCGAAGAGCAGCTCAACCTTTTGGACAAAGCACTAGAGAGCATCAGGTGCAATCTTTTAGACCTTGAGAACAGGTTGTCACCGGTTATGGTGCCAGAAAATCCTGAGGAGTCCTGCCCTAGTCAGCCACCAGAAATGTTGGTGCCTCTAGCTTCTGAATTGAGGGCGTTTGCAAACAGATCAAGAAGTTTATCAATGGGGTTGGAAGAGATCATCGGGCGGCTTCGCCTGTAGTGGAGGTACACCATGAAGACTGATATGCTGGTGGGTAAGTATGTGGAACTGAGGGACAGACGGGCTGCCCTGAAGAAAGACTACGAATCCCATGACAAACAACTCAAAGACCTGATGGAGAAGATCGAGAACAAACTTCATGCCATGCTGGTAGAAGCAGGGGAGACCAGCAAGAAAACGCAGTACGGTATCGTGTTCAAGACCATGAAAGACTACGCAAACGTAGCAGACTGGCAAGCGGTGCTGGACTACATCAAAGATAACGAGGCGTGGGGAATGCTGGAGCGCAGGGTCAGTAAGACGGAAGTGAAGAGCCGCATGGAGCCGGATGAAAATGGTAAGTTCACCCAACCGCCACCGCCGGGGATCAACTTCGTACAGGTAGAGACAGTAGGTATTCGACGGGCGTAGCCCACAACCATCGCCCCAAGTGGGCACATTAAAGGAGAAACACCATGAGTAAAGAGTTGGCGATTTTTAACGACATCCCTGAGTACGCTATGACAAAAGTCGCTCCGGAGGCTTTCGCAGATCTACTCGGTGGCCTCAGTGTTGGGTCAGTCCCTTCCATCCGGGTCAAGAACGGCAAGTTCCGTACTGTCATCGGCGGCGAAGAGAAGGTCATCCCGTCCAAGAATCTGGCTGAAGGTGAATACCTGCCGGTCATTATCCTGAAGGCGAAGAAGGCCCTGTCCAAGAGCTACTACGCCACGGCCTACGATCCGGCCAACGAACCGGAAGCGCCTGACTGTTGGTCGCTGGATGGAGAGCGCCCCGATAAGCAGGTAAAGAAACCAGTCTGTGATACCTGTGCAGCATGCCCGATGAACGCCTTCGGTTCCGGACGTAATCAGAATGGCGAGCCAACCAAAGGCAAAGCCTGTACCGATAACAAGATCATGGCGGTAGCCTATGCCGGTTCTGTGTACCAGATGAAGATCCCACCGGCAAGTCTCAAGGGATTCGGTGCGTACATCCGCCTGCTGATGAGCAAGAATGTCACCCCCGGCAACGTAGTTACGTACATCGGGCTGGATGAGGATGCAGACTTCCCGGTCCTGACGTTCCACCCCGGAATGTTCGTGCCTGCCAACAAGCTGGAAGTACTGGCGGAGCTGGCTGAGTCTCAGGAGGTGCAGGACATCATTCATCCTGTGTTCTCAGCG